GTCTGAAATTACTTGATGCAGCGTCTATGGTGTTACCAACAGCCCAAGTTTTCTGATAAATCTGAACGGGACGTTTTAAGAAATCTCCCAACTCTATGTTTTGAGAGGAATCCACTTTAAGGTAAGCCATTGGATGTGGAATAGATGAAATAACATTGTTTGGAGGATCCGAAAATCCAACATTTTGCTCCATAGTTTCATCTGTTGCGGTTGTTGGGTCCGTATCAATTCCATTATCACCCTGAACTTTTAAGTGAAGGTTTGGAAAAGATTCGCAAATATAGCTGTTAAAGCCGCTATCGCTTGTAGAGTTTTTAGATGAGTCTCTATCATATCTCGACAAATAATTAAACATTTGAAGAATTTTGTTTTTATTTTGTATTTTGACATTCAACATAAATTTTTAGACAAACTGTCCTGTACCTTTACCACTAACGTAATCTTACAGTCATAAGATTCACACTTCATTCTCTCGCTACGATATTTACAAGAACGCATTGAACGAAGCTTCCGTACAGACACAAGTGCTACACTTGTGAGTTCGACAATTCTTTTTTACTACACAAAGAGGACATTACTTTGTACATTTATACAGACATGAATTGAACAAATAGTCTGTCCTTCGTAATTATACTCCCACAGGGAAGTAAACTTCAAAAGAATCACAATGGCGTGAACTTCTCTTGAAAGAATCACACAATTCCTCGAAGGAAGGAAATGTACTTTCTTCAACCCATATATCCCATTTGAGATCTTTTACGAGTTGTTTAAACATTGATAGTTTTACCTTGAATACATCCTCACCATAGAAGAAATATTCTCGTAAGGCTGTAGATATAACAGATATACCCTGGGCCTCTGCAGTAACAGATTTGGACCTGTTCCAAACCATCAACATTTTTTCTATCGAGTCATGATCTAATGGTGCAACCATACACCAATCTTTCTTCGAATCTCCATGTTCTTTTCAAGAAAGAAGCATCTTTTATATTTATAAAAGGAACAC